ACATGGGTGGTACCACTGCAAATATCGCTAAAGGTGGCGAGAGCAAAAGCGAAGGCACCAAAGGCGGACTAGCAGATCCTAACCCAAAAGAAGATAATGCTGGCAACATCAATGTTCCAGGCGGCAAAGCTGGCAGTGCGTTCAGCAAGAAAGAGCCCGGACATGGTGCTGAGAAAAAAGGGTCTGCAGAATCAGCAGACAACAAGCAAAGCCTTTTCCGTGGTCGTAGATAATAGGACATGCCGGTGAAAACAGCACTTAGCGAACATTTGAGTTTTGACCAGGCTAAGATTGTTCTGGAGCGAGACGAGAGCGGCGACGGTGGTAAGTCGCTGTATCTAAACGGTATCTGCATACAAGGGGATATCCGTAATGCTAATCAGCGTGTATATTCTTCTCGTGAAATTGATAGGGCTGTCAAGACGCTCAACGAACAGATCTCTGGTGGATACTCAGTGCTAGGTGAAGTCGATCACCCACAGGATTTAAAAATCAATCTAGATCGCGTTAGTCATATGATTACCAAGATGTGGATGGATGGTCCTAACGGCTACGGAAAACTTAAAATAATCCCAACTCCAATGGGTCAACTAGTACAGACCATGTTGGAATCGGGATGTAAGTTGGGTGTATCAAGCAGAGGTTCCGGCGAAGTTGACGGAAGTGGTAATGTGCAGGAATTTGAGATTATCACAGTTGACATAGTAGCACAACCTTCCGCCCCGGGAGCCTACCCAACTCCAGTTTATGAACACTTGATGAACAACACAGGTGGCTACCAGGCATATAGAATAGCACAAGAACTCAAAGGCGATCCAAAGGCACAGAAATACCTAGCAGAGTCTCTGGTGAAGATTATCAGAGGACTCAACTAACAGTAGGAGAATCACATGCTAGACATCGTAAAACAATTGTTTGAGAACAATGTGATTTCCGAAGAAATCAAATCGGAAATTGAATCCGCTTGGCAAACAAGAATTCAAGAAAACCGTGATCAAGTCACTGCCGAACTGCGTGAAGAATTCGCACAGAAGTACGAGCATGATAAATCCGCAATGGTAGAAGCTGTAGAATCCATGCTAGCTGATCGCTTACAAGCAGAGCTAGGTGAGTTCGCAGAAGATCGCCAAGGACTTATCGAAGCTCGCGCCAAATATGCGAAAAAAATGAAGCATGATTCCAAAGCTATGGAATCTTTCGTGCTACATAATCTTCAGAAAGAAATTTCTGAACTACACGAAGATCGAAAACAAGTGGCATCGAATATCGCTAAACTAGAATCTTTTATCGTGGATGCACTGGCGAAAGAAATCGCTGAATTCCACACAGACAAAAAAGACCTTGCTGAAACCAAGGTTCGCTTGGTGCGCGAAAGCAAAGCTAAGTTCGAAGCTGTCAAGAAAGAATTCGTAGAGCGTTCTGCTAAAATCATCGAAGAAACAGTGTCGAAAGGCATCAAATCTGAAATGACTCAGCTGCGCGAGGATATAGAAGCTGCTAGAAAAAATGACTTTGGTCGCAGGATTTTTGAAAGTTTCGCCAGCGAGTATGCTGCATCTCATCTAAATGAGAAATCTGAAACAGCCAAGCTTCTTAAAGTTGTTAAACAAAAAGAACTTGAGCTCGAAGAAGCAGCAAAAGTTGTTGCAGAAACACAAAAATTAGTAGAAAGTCGTGAATCACAGTTGAGAGTAATCAAAGATCAAATGTCCAGGAAAGAAGTTATGAACGAATTACTCGGACCGTTGAGCGGAGACAAGCGTTCTATCATGGGCGAACTCTTAGAATCTGTGCAGACTGAAAAACTAAGAACAGCATTCGACAAGTACTTACCAGCAGTAATGGAAGGTAAGACATCGGCGAAAAAAGCACTAACAGAAGGCAAAGAAATCACAGGCGACAAGCAGGCACAACACATCAGCGAGGAAAAAACCGCTGAAATTTTTGACATCCGCAGGCTTGCGGGACTAAAAGTTTAAGGAGAACTATAATGTCACAACTACTCGAGTCACGCTGGTCGGAAACCAAAGACGCTCTTCTAGAAGGTCTTCAAGGTAACAAGCGTACAGTTATGGCAACTACTCTGGAGAATACCCGCAAGTATCTATCAGAGAGTGCTACTGCTGGTGCTACTTCCGCCGGTAATGTTGCAACACTTAACCGTGTTATTCTACCCGTAATTAGACGGGTTATGCCAACCGTTATCGCTAACGAGTTGGTAGGTGTCCAGCCAATGACTGGACCAGTGGGTCAGATCCACACTCTGCGTGTTCGTTACTCTGATACCTTCGCAGGTTCTACAGGCGGCGCAACTACAGCAGGCGAGGAAGCACTAAGCCCATTCAAGATCGCTGAAGGTTATTCCGGTGCCACAACTGGTAAAGCTGATTCCACAGCAGCCAAGGAAGGCGTCGCTGGTAACAAACTCAGCATCCAGATCTTGAAGCAAACTGTTGAAGCTAAAACTCGTAAGCTCAGCGCTCGCTGGACTTTCGAAGCTGCACAAGATGCACAAGCCCAACAAGGTATCGATATCGAAGCTGAAATCATGGCCGCTTTGGCTCAAGAGATCACTGCTGAGATCGATCAAGAAGTTCTGCGTAGCCTAGCTACCCTATCCAGCACTGTTCTAACCTATGACCAGGCTGCTGTTAGTGGTACTGCTACTTTCGTTGGTGACGAGCATGCTGCACTGGCTGTTCAGATCAACCGTGCTGCAAACCTAATCGCTCAGCGTACACGCCGCGGTGCAGGTAACTGGGCCGTTGTTTCTCCAACAACATTGACACTTCTCCAGAGTGCTACAACTTCTGCGTTCGCAAGAACCACAGAAGGCACATTCGAAGCTCCAACAAACACCAAGTTCGTTGGTACATTGAACAGCGCGATGAAAGTATATGTTAACACATATGCTGAGAACGACAATGTTCTAGTTGGCTATAAAGGTTCTTCAGAATCTGATGCAGCAGCATTCTACTGCCCATACATTCCATTGATGAGCAGTGGTGTTGTTCTAGATCCAACAACATTTGAACCAGTCGTAAGCTTCATGACCAGATATGGCTATGTTGAACTAACCAACACAGCATCATCTCTCGGTAATGCTGCTGACTACTTGGCAACCGTTGGTGTTACATCTGCAAACCTACGCTTCGCTTAATCAGCGTTAGATGCAAAATCAAAAAGGCTCTTCGGAGCCTTTTTGTTTGGCTTAAATACCTGTGAGATGCAGATAGAATCAGAACAGGATTTTACTAGACTACGACAGCACATGGATCTGTGGCACAAGAGATTTCCCATGTTCCGCCACGATGTTGTCAAGATAGAAACTATCGTAGAAGAACACATCAAACAATACAGTATCGCTATGGTCTACTATAGACAGAGCCATAAGAACAATTTCTTAGAAGACGCCCAACGACATATCGCAGAAATCAATAGAGTCATAGCCCTAGCAGAAAAAATGGAACTGATGTCTATGCTTTCTCAAGGATAAATACAGTATCTAGAAAATTATGCGGCACCCACCGCGTAGGGCCTAGAACGCTCATAACAAAGGAGAAAAAAATGGGACGACCACTAAGAAAAGATGTAAATGGTGTTGATGTTATTGGCTCAGGAGATAGCAACACCGGTGTTAGAGTAGCATTCCACGACGGATCATCATTAAGAACTGATGGCATCATTATTAAACAACGCGGTGCAAAAACTTTTGTAGTTGCAAGAATTGGTACACCTACAACTAGATTTACCTGTGTATTAAAGAACGGTACGCCAAGCGCCGCCGGCGAGATGCAATTAACAGGATCAACCACTGGTTTATTAGATCAAAATCTTGTAAACTGTGCTAAAATTACCAAGCGTATTTTCACTTCCTTTACTGGTGCAAAATACAGATGGTATCTAGAAAACGATTCTGCAGCTGATTACATTGTATTAACAGCACTATAATCTAGGAATAAACAATGGGACAGTTTTTCCGGATCAACGGCGACTATAATATCAAGGTCAAAGATGGCTACAAGATCACCTTGGATGTAGGAGAAGCCGCCAGTGGCGGTTCGGTGGTCGTAACTGGTAACTTAAATGTTCTAGGTACGACTACCACGATTTCTTCTACAGATACAGAAGTCGAAGATAATATTATCCTCTTAAACAAAGGTGGAGGAGCATCCAATGGAACGGGAATCCTGTCTGCTTTGAGATATTCGGGCATTGAGATCGATAGAGGAACCACAGAAGATTCCTCTATCACTCCTAGACCCAGTATTGTTTTTGATGAACAAGATGCCAGCGCACAAGGAGTCGAAACTGACGAAGAGCCCGGTTCGTGGATATTTGCCTATAGAACAGCCTCAGGCGTATATGGATTTGACAACAGCAATATCAAACTCCGTAGGATCTTTACCAACAGTTCCACAGATGGTGGAGATTTAATCTTAGTTGGAAATTCTAGTCCCAACGGTGTGGTAAAAATCACAGGGACCACAGATTATACCAATCAAATTCTAACTAGAACCGCAGCATCTGATCCCGAAGTCAACGACATTCTTACCAACAAAGGTTATGTGGACTATTCGATCCTAAACAATCCTACATTCCAGATCAGAGCACCAGGAATAGGAACACAAGGAGACACTCGAGTATTAATTGCTGATACAAACATAGGTTCGGGTGCTGGTTCTCCTGCTTATCTCTTTAGTGAAACCGGTTACAATTCAGGACCAGCCAACAACGAAAGTTCTGTGACATTCGTCATAGATGGCCAATTGGCCGCGCAGGTTTTCAAAGAGAGATTAGAGATACCAGGATTGATCATATTTGATGAATCGTATACCAATACCGGTAATCCTGCCTTCGATGCCAACATCGCTAACAGACAGGATGCCGTGGTGTTCCAAACACAGAACACCAACGGCAACATCAAACTAGAACCCAACGGCACGGGTCGAGTAGAAATTACTTGGGCCATGCAGTATGATCATGCTAATTCTGTAGTACCAGCCTATGTAGACAATGCGACTTTGATCTATGCTGATCCGGAGTCAGCGGGGGACACGGGATTGTTCTTCGTCACAGAAAATGATACTAGAGGTGAATTTATCAGCAAAAACAGAGCACTGCTTTTTAGCATGCTATTTTAAAGAGAATGAAATGATCACAGGAAAAATCGTAACCGGAACTACTATAACGACACCAACCACAGTTTACATCAGCAGTGGAACTAATGCTATCACTACCATGGCGTTGTGTAACACCGGAGCACCTAATCCTTCAAATGAGCTAGAAAATTCGATCACAGTCAATATCTATCTCATAGATCCGGGTTCAGGAGGAGATAACACTACGGCGAACTCTGGAGCATTGGTGGTCAGCAACCTAGTCGTTCCAGCAGGAGAAACCGTGTTCTTCTCAGAGGAGCGGATCGTGCTGGACAACAATGATCGTGTGGCAGTCGGCTACAAAATGACCGACGGAGCAGCCAGTCCCGTAAACAATCTATTAACTGTAACCGTGAGCACTCTGTCAGTATGAAATTCTTAAAAACCAAAAACATTTCCAAATTCAGTATATCGGACAATGCTTATATACAAAATCCCTACGGACGGATAACCATAGACAGCACTGCCAGCATACTGTTACCAAAAGGTACCACGGCACAGCGCCCAGACACCAGCACCATTCCGAACATGAATGGCGCCATAAGATACAATACCGATACCAACACCCTAGAAGGCTACATCAACAGTGTGTGGACTAACATCCGGGCACCAGGCGCCACTGCTATATCCAAGCAGACCATCGGACCCGGCGATCTAGTCGAAACTATTTTTGGTCCGTTGAACACAGTGCCTGCAGGTACATCTTATCTAGCCAGCATCAACAACATTATAGTGTTGGTAGAAAATGTCTTCCAGATTGGCACCACTAACTTTACCATAGTCCAGAATCCAGCAGGAACACCTGCAGCAGCATTTTACGGAGGGGCAGGATCATATCCCGCGGGCTACTATCTAGAATTTGCCGATGCAGTACCAGTAGGCAAATACGTGACCGTGTTTTATGGTTATGCTGATTAACGGTGTCTCAGCTAGGAAGAATCAGCGGTCCTTTACTCAGTGAAAATCTCTTAAGAGACGGAGTAGATCTATCATTCAGGAACGAAGCAGGCGATCCTGATCTCCTGTTGCTGAATGTCTCGGGTAGGAAAATCAGCGTCAATACTATAGGCGCACAAGATCTCAACATAAATGATACTATACAGACCACTGATCTCATAGTCTCTACGGGTGCAACCGTCGATACAGTTACCATAAGCTCTAACATATTTTCTACCACATCGGGTGGTATTACCATTAGCCCCGAACAAACAAATCCATTAGTGATTTTTGATAAATTACAGGCAGGAGATCTGCAGTTGTACGGAAATCTCATATCCAACACAGCAGTAAATGGATCCATAGCACTAAACCCCAATGGCACAGGATCTGTACAGATATTATCCGACAGTAGAATCGATGGAGATCTATCCGTTACTGGCAATTTTTCAATTTCGGGAAATCTAAGAAAATTTTCTGATATCATCGTAGGCGACACTATCTATGACACGGTAACAGTAGTGCCGGATTTTACCCAGAGCCTTATTCCGGGAGCTAATTTAACCTACGATCTCGGTCGAGAGCTGGGTGATTCTACTACAGGCCGTTGGGCCGAAATATATGTCCACGACAATTCAAATATCGGTAATCTAGTATGGAATGATTTTACCATAGGTGAACAATTGAGGATTGACAGTGAAACCGCAAGTATTTTTACATTACAATCCAACGACAGCGTGATTTTAAACCCATCTTCAGGTATAACAGATACGGAAAGTTTTAGATTCCAAGGTAACACCATGACCAATCTCGTGGCTAACAGTGCTGCCACTATCAGTTCTACGGGCATAGGTTATGTTAGATTTATGGACAACAACGGAGCAGTGTTTCCGTCAGGAACCACTTTACAAAGACCTACTAGTCCCGAGGTAGGCGACACTCGATGGAACACAGATCTACAGCATCTAGAAGTTTTCGACGGCACAGTTTATAGCGTGGCCACTGGCGCCGGCGTAGTAGTTACCGAAACGCTGATGAACGATCTAGGCAACATCTACTCCCTAATCTTCGGTTAATATCCAATCTGCATAAATACTTGTGATTATAGAGAACGACCAATTCTCTATATGGTCAAACTGTGGTAAACCAGCAAAGATCCCTCGAGGGATGAGAATTCGGTTAACAGTGAAACACCGGGTATCAAGGAGAGCAGATGGCGATTGGTCGTATTTCCGGTCCGCTCTTAAAGGCTAATCTCGTCCGTGACGGGGTAGATCTGGCTTTTGAGACCGACCTTCTTTATTTGGATGTCAACAACTCCAGGGTAGGCATTAGGACTGCTAGCCCCCAATACGATCTAGATATCTCCGGTACCACAAGAACTACAAACATCATAGTAGATGATCAAGCAGACATTGGTGATATAACTATCACTGCTAATTCTATAACCAGTTCTAACAACACGATTTCTTTCATACCCGCTGCCGGTGAAGCTACAACCTATCATTCTAGGCTACAGGTAGATGATCTTGAGATACAGGGCAATGCAATATCCACATCTGTGTCTAACAGCAACATAGAATTGAGACCCAACGGATCGGGAATAGTAGACATACAATCTAACGCCACGGTCAACGGCAATCTCACAGTCACTGGTAATGCTGATATAACTGGCAATGTGACCATAGGTGGAAATATCACCATAGGTGATGCGCTGACCGACAGCATAGAAATCAACGCCAGCATCAACAGCGATCTGATTCCGCAAACTGACAACGCTTACGATCTAGGATCTTTTACCTATCAGTGGCGGACCGTGTACGCACAGAATTTTTATACAGATAATCTCAGCCTCACATCCCTAGACATCGGCGATATGATGTTCAGAGACAACGAAATCACTACCACTACCGGAACGGATCTTGTTCTTTTTGGCAACGGTACCGGTGGCGTACAGCTAGGTAATTTCCGTTTCAGGGATAACACGATCACCAACATATCAAACAATGCCATCAGCCAGCTGTATTCTACAGGCACAGGTTATTACAAGATCGAAGGAACCAACGGATTCGTTATTCCTAGAGGAACCAACGCACAGAGACCTACAGCCTATGCAGTATTAGGAATGACCAGATATAACACAGACGCCAGAGCCATGGAGATCTGGGACGGATTTACATGGGCTAGTCCAGCTGGTTCAATTGGTGCTGTCACCGGTATCCAGGCCGAAGACACCGCTATCGCTTTCGCACTAACACTAGGATAAAACATGCCAACCGTATTCAAACACGCAGTCAACACAGGTATAGGAACTACACCAGTAGATGTTTTACAGATCCCCGCAGGAGTGAGAGCTACAGTCATTGGTTGCAATATCGCTAATGTTACTGACTATGATACCGTAGTTGCAGATGTTTATGTGGTAGATGAAAATTCCACGCAGGCTGCTTATATTAAAGGATTACCAATACCACCTAGCACCGCAGTAAAAATCATAACCAACGGTGAAAAATTGATATTACCCGAAACATCGGGCATGCGGATAGTCAGCGACACCGCTGACAGCATAGATGTCACCATTAGTTATGTTGAGATATCATAAGGATTAATCATGGCACAGAACAATTACTATCTAGGAAGAGATCCAGTTGAAACACTGGGAGATTCACCTAGATACTGGTATGCACTGAGAAGAAACGAAGACGGCGAGCTGTTCATAGTACGCAGCGATCAGATCAAAGACGACGGATCTTACGAAATCAACTTGCCAGGCGATCCCACAGAAAATTTCGAAGATTTTGAACCTGGAATAGACTATTTCGAAGGAGTCGATGAGGATCATAACAAAGTCTACGACAACATCAAATATACACAGTACAGATGGGATGATCGCAGCATATTTTATTATGTCGACGCAGAAGGACAGTTAGTACAACGAGTATTCGGTGGGTACACATATCCCACAGGTATTTCATCATAACAACGGAAAAGAAAAATGGCAGAATTTAAGATCAGCAGATTCAGATATACCTGGAAAGGCAACTGGTCCGCATCCACAGCGTATATCAGAGATGATGTGGTAAGATACGGTGGATCCAGTTATGTCTGTGTCATACAACATACTTCTGTAAACAATTTCTATAACGATCTGTATTATACTCCGCCTGGCGAGACTGCACAGACACCCAAATGGGTGAAAATGACTGACGGTTTCGCTTGGAGAAATACATGGTCAACATCTACTGCTTATAATCTAGGCGATGTAGTACAGCAAGGAGGTGTGCTATACCTATGCACTACCGCACACACATCAACCGCTGTTTTCGATAACGATCTATCAAACTGGACTGTGTATGCTTCCTTATATAATTATAGAAATGCATGGGTAGGTAACACTAGATATTCTATAGGAGATACTGTGCAATACGGTGCCTCTGTTTATAGGTGCATTACAGGACATGTTTCTAATTCAAATTTTCTAGAAATAAATTCGGTTAATTGGGAACTAGTCTATGAAAATATTGCATATAGAGGAGATTGGATCAACACTGCAGGAACATTTTACAAAGAAAATGATCTTGTAAAATTCGGAGGTTCCATATGGCGTTGTCGAGAATACCATTCTCCTTCAGACGATTCGGTTCTAGATTTTGATGCCGAGGAGCATTGGGACATAGAGATCCCGGGACAGCAACTAGCCGGGGAATGGCAAACATCTCTAGATTACAAAATCGGAGATATAGTCAGACACGGCGGTTACCTTTTTTATAGTCTAACTAACAATTATAATAGCCATCCTTCAGAAAGCATTTATCAGATAGAAGACAGACAAGATCCTGTAGATTGGGAGATAATTTCTAAAGGTATAAATTTCCGAGGAACATGGGCTACTAATCAATCTTATAAAACAGGAGATCTTGTCCGAAGAGGCGGAAATCTATATGTGGCACTGTTAGATGTCGTTGCCGACGGTAGCTCTCTGGATTATCTTGATTCTTCGAATTGGGAATTAGTTACAGTAGGACAAAATTTTAGAGGCTATTGGAACGAAAATCTAACCTACAGCGTCAATGACATAGTTGTATATCTAGGTTCTAGTTATAGCTGTAATATCGAACATCTATCCAATCAGGAAAACTTTCCAGGCGATAACGGATCGGGATTTTTCTTCTGGGACATTTTGCTACTGGTATCTGACAATAACGGTATGTCAGATAGAGGTGATCTTCTAACATATGATCTCAGCAGGACTCCTCAGGGCGATGGAAGCACTTTTGGACCAACTAGAATAGATTTGGGTCTAGAAGGACAGTTAGTAAGTGTCAATGTCGAATCGTCGATAATCTATAAATCGTACGGACAGATATCGAGAGTCGTCTATGTTTCTACTGAAGGAGTAGACGATTCTACGAATCCTCTGAGAGGATATTCTCCTTTCTACCCGTGGCGTACGGTGAGATTTGCCTGCGAACAGGTAGATGATGGATTTACTGGTACTACTACTGTTAGAGTTTCTGCAGGACTTTACGAAGAAATTACACCCATTATTATACCTTCAAAAACAGTGGTTCTGGGCACAGAACTAAGAAGTACTACTATAAAACCTGCCGGACCTATAGCAGCATTAGCGTTAGACAGTACTTATACCATAGCTGTGCTGACTAGGATTTCCGGAATCATAGAAGCCATAATCGCAAGCACACCCATAAATCCTCCTAAGAGCACAGGAAACACTCTAGATCAGGTTCTATCATTAGCCGAAACAGATTCACAGGCCGCTACAGACATACAAGATTTGATCGATGATATAATATCCTATATCAATTTTTATGTTAATTCTTTGGGTTCAAATGTCGCGGTAACAGGTACCAATACCGCTGTCACCGCAGAAGGCTACCTCAATGCCGTTTCAGTATTAGAAGCCAATAAAGAATTCCTAGCAGCAGAAGCTGTGGCATATATGCAGACTACATTTCCGGAATATTCATTTGACAGCGAACTATGTAAGAGAGATGTACGCAGATATATAGACGCTTGGAAATATGACATAATTTACACAGGCAATTATAAATCTTTACTCGCTGCAAGATATTATAGGAACGCTGTATTAGGATCTCTTACAGAAGACATGTTTTATTGCAGAGATGCTACCGGTGTGAGAAACTGTACGCTGTCTGGTATGTCAGGAAGTCTTAATCCTCCGAATGTTTTTGACCTTTATCAAAGACCCACAGGAGGAGCTTATATCAGCTTAGATCCCGGTTGGGGGCCCAATGACGATCGAACATGGATTACCACTCGTTCTCCGTATATACAAGGAGTGACCACTATCGGTGATCGATGCGTGGGCCAGAAAATAGATGGCAGCTTACATAACGGTGGTAATAAATCTATAGTTTCCAACGACTTTACACAGGTTTTAAGCGATGGGGTAGGAGCATGGGTTACCGATAATGGCAGAGCAGAATTAGTGTCAGTCTTTACATACTATTGTACTATAGGATATCTAGCCGATCGAGGAGGTATAATCCGTGCTACCAACGGCAACTGCTCCTATGGAAACTACGGTGCTATCGCCGACGGAGTAGATCCGTCAGAAGTACCCAAGACTGCTTCGGTTTATAACAGAGATAATCAGGCTATAGTAGAATCTGCTTTTTCAGGAGATTTCACAGATACTATACAGATATTCGAATGGCGACACTGCGGCCAGAACTACACTCAGGCATCGGCTAGTATTATTGGCGCCGGCGTAGGAGCATCGGTTTTGTTTGACGATTTTAGAGACGACGCAGTATTCGAAGCAAGATTAACAGATACTTCGACCACCCAAGTCCAGCGGGTAGGCGGAAGCGGGTACACACTGGCAAGAAATAATGCCCAGGTGCATCAAACTCCGGGCGGAGATCTAACATCAATAACGATTGCAGCGACCGATTCAGCCGAAGAAGCAGAATATCTCGGTCTTAGATTGATTATTACCAGCGGGTCGGGCACCGGTCAATATGGGTATATTACTGCCTATAATATAGGATCAAAGGTTGTAAGCATCTCGAAAGAAAGCGACGGACAGCCAGGATGGGATCATGTTGTACCTGGCTATCCTGTCGGTGTTCAACTTGATCAAACTACTAGATATAGCATCGAACCAAGACCGGAATTTTCAGATCCGGGATTTGCTGTCGAACAGCACACAGCACCATCTTCGACGGATTGGATTTCTGCGGTGTACGGAGAGACCATTCAGACTTTCACTGGTGTCGCGGGCGGTGCCGGAACCGGAACCGTAATAGAAGACGACGGATTAGAACCAATCACTGCTACTTTCGATGTGATCAAAAATGGCCGCACATATTCCGTATCGATAAACAATGCTGGAGCAGGATATGAAGCCGGACAGACATTAACTATACTGGGCACAGCCATTGGAGGAACCACTCCAGAAAACGACTGTACGATAGAAGTGCTGACAGTCAGCGACGATAGCACAAATTCTATATTAACTATTTCTTCTAGTGGCGTGGGTAAGAGCGGAAATTTTGTCATGCTTTCTCAAGCTAGCTCTGCAGGAATTTATTCAGGCGACGGAGAAACATGGGTATCGTTTAATATGCCTTCCAGCGGAGACTGGGTTTCTATGGCAGCCGGAAACAATAGATTCGTGGCCATTAGGGGTAATAGCTCAGTGGCAGCATCTTCTGGCAACGGATACACCTGGACTTCTCGAACACTGCCAGCATCGAGAGATTGGAGAGCAGTAGCGTATGGCGGAGGCGTATTTTTAGCAGTCTCCGGTAATTTAAACGCCGGAGCTTATAGCATCGACAATGGCGTGACATGGACTACAACTACATTGCCCACCGCAGGTGATAGTACCATCAACGAATGGGTAGATATCGCCTACGGTAAAAATAAATTCGTAGTGCTGGCCAATAGCAACAACATAGTGGCGGAAGGCACTTATGACAGTTCGTCAGATACATGGACTTGGGATTCATATATCATAGATGTGATTGCTGATTCCAGTCAGAAAGATTGGACCAGCATCGCATATGGAAACAATCGATTCGTAGCAGTATCATCTACCGGAGAAGTTTCTTATAGTTTCGACGGAGCAGAATGGTATGCCGCAACTATGCCTACCCAAGACGGATCCACACGACATTATTGGAGAAAATTGCGTTACGGACAAGGAGTATTTTTCGCTGTCGGAGATACGGGTTCTAGAGATGTTGGTGCAGACATTACCGCAGGTCCTAGCAATTTCTCAGCCACTTCTTCCGACGGGTTGGTATGGACCAGCAGGACCATGGCATCTACATTAGAGTGGAGAGATATAGCTTTTGGTAATCCATATATCGATGTTCTAGATTCTTCAGTAGGAAAAAATTCTCCTATGTGGGTAGCTTCTGGTTTAGGCACTGACTCTGTAGATAAGATTAGAACAGGTGTCCGTGCTCGGGGAAGATTGGCTGTATCGGCAGGTATCATAGATCTGGTCAAGATTTGGGATCCAGGCTCCGGATACCTAGAGGAACCTACGCTGACGGTTATCGATCCTAACAATACTACAGACGCAGGATTTGAAAATAGGCTCGCAGATGGAGTATTGACTAATCCCACATGGTTAAATCGAGGACCAGGATACAGGACAGCCAGCACCAGAGTAACCGTAACCGGAGACGGTTTCGCTGATATCATACCAACAGGTAAGTTTATAAAAATAACCGATTTAGAAGTATTGCCAGGACCCGGAGCGCAGATCATTTTCTCTGATAATGAGCAGAGATATGTTGTGGTTACTATCGCTGAAAATACCAACATAGCTCAGGGCCTTAGTGCTACAATTCGTATTTCACCAGAAATTAGGACAAGAGATAGATTAGAACACGGCACATCTATGTCTATTTTAGAAAGATATAGCCAATGCCGTATTACTGGACACGATTTCTTAGACATCGGTACAGGAAATTTCTTGCAAACCAACTATCCAGAGTTGTATTCTACTGGAATTTATGTGCCTAGACCTGAAAACGAAGTCTATGAAGAAGATGGGGGACGAGTATTTTACACCAGCACTGATCAAAGCGGTAACTTCCGTGCAGGAGAACTTTTCGCAGTAGAACAGGCCACCGGCATAGTGACTATTTCCGCAGATTTTTTCCAACTAGATGGCCTGACTGAGCTCAGGCTTGGCGGAATTCGAGTAGGCGGATCGGGAGTAGTGATCAGAGAATTTTCTACAGATCCGTTGTTCACTGAAGATTCGAATAATATAGTTCCTACACAAAAAGCCATAGCTGCTTTTCTCGCTAACAGACTGAGTCTAGGAGGATCAGAAATTGCCACGAGTAGTTTTATCGCCGGACAAGTATTAGTAGGACCAGATCGGATAACCAATGCCTTTAGTTTGAAAGTGGTCATACCGGTCATAGCTCAGTTCGAAGGAGAAGACAGCGGTATAAGAGGGTCGATAATGGCGCAGACAATGTTTTTTAGATCTTTTGGTCAAGATTAAGCAGTATGTTAGACATAATAAATAGTCAATACGGAGTCAAAAATGGCAGAATTTAAATTAGGTAGAATTAGATTTGTATGGAAAGATGCCTGGGTGGCCGGCACTACATATTATAAAGATGATGTTGTAAGATTCGGCGGCCGAACATATATCTGTACACAAGGACATACTGCTTCCGCAGATTTTTATACTGATTTAGATTATTCCCCATCGCGGTGGAATCAAATGTCAGACGGCCAAGAATGGAAAGGTGATTGGTCTACAAGCACATCTTATAAAGAAAATGATATTGTCAAGTATGGCGGTTTGCTGTATATCTGTATTGATGGCCACACTTCTGCTGCCACAGAACTTTCGGGTCTAGAAGCTAACTCTAGCGATTGGCAATTGTTTGCTGAAGGATTTGACTGGAAAGCCGACTGGACTGTAAACACTAGATACAAAGTAAATGACTTGGTCAGATATGGGGGATATACCTATATCTGTAACACCTATCACACTTCGGCAGCTACAACAACCTTAGGACTGGAAGC